CAAAAGCCCTTATTGTGCGCCCACTTGAACCATCCCCCGTTAAAATACAACCCGGTAAAATTAGACTTAATCCTGATTTTGAAGGTATGCCAACAATTATCCTGTCGTCTGGGTCGCTTGTGCCTCCTAATTCAATGGTAAGGTTAACCGATGCTGCGCTTGTATTAATTGCGTAAAGCCATACTTCGTCAATAACTCCGCTGCTTGCCTGAGTTGTGTGAATAGTTGTGCCGGGTGTTCCCGATGCAGCCACTTTAATAGGGCGACCGCCCGTGCTGCCTGATAGTAATATTTTGGTAAAAGTTGCCATTATGAGAATACTTGAATTTCTAAGATGTCCGCCCCTGCTGAAATGGTCAAATCGCCACCACCGAGCAGGCTGTTGCCGTTAATTGTCTTAATATTTGTTCCCGATATTAGCGTTTCTTGTTTCGCGTCCACAGCCGTTTTAACAGCCTTTTGCGAGGGGTAGAATGTGTCGCTATTATCGGATAACGATGTCTTCTTATTTGCGCTATTTTCTGGCGTATAACCCAAAGCCGTGATGACATTGGTAATATACCCCTGAGATGTTACGAATGCCTGAGTTGCATATCCGGTTAATGCCGTTGTGATTTGACTTGCCACCGCTGCGGTTGTGGTGAATGTCGCCACCGCCCAATCATAAACCGCTTTAACGCTTGGATATTTTGTGTTTGAAGCTAAATCGGTTGTAACGCTTGTGGACTTATTCGCCACATTTTCGGGAGTAAACCCGAGTGCTGTCGTTACATCGCCACTGCTAATTGTAAGGGTGTAGAACTCCAATCCACTTGCATCGGCCTTTACTCTTACAAGTTTGCCGCCCTGCCCGGTGTATGATTGCGGCACATCGGTAAGGTCAGTAAACAAGGTCGCACCACCACCTGAGCCGCCCCAATATTGCAGCGAGTTCCACGCCCCTACCCCGTTACCGATTTTAAATTTTCGGGTGTCGGTTTCAGCACCAAATTCGCCCTCGGCCAATACCGGGTTTTGTGCTGTCCATTGTGCAGCAGTGCCGCGTCTTAATTTTATAGTGATGTAACTCACGCTATGCCTCCGTTAATTATGTTTGAAAAACTTGAATTGTAATACCCCCCGTCAATGACCTGCAACCCAGATAAATCCAATCCCGGAAAGTCATAGTCATTTGAAGGTACATCGCAAAAATCACGGGTATTTGATGCCGTAAATGTAAACACACTTGCAACACCTGCCACGATGTCGGTTTTGTCGTCATAAAATGGTGTTGCACTATCTTCTAACTTCCAAATTCCTGAACTATCGTTGCGGTATATATACCTGAGTGTCGCGTAAATGTCCAATAATACTTGGTGCATATCGCTTATGCGTTCCACCGCATCGGTAAAATCTTCGCGGTGTCTGTCCATAACCGCCAGCGCAAACCGATAAACAACCCTATCCATGTCTATTTGGCTGCCGTCTGGGAATATTCGCATCAATGGGTACAATGTGTCGCCAGTTGTGGCTACATTGTAATCAAGGTTGGTAACGACCGCCTTAATTTGCCGGTGATTTTCCCCGGCTGTGGTAAGGGCGTTTAGCAGTTGGTTTATCGTTACCATGTTTTTGAAAATATATTAATGCCTTTTGTTCGTTTTTTTCTCTTACTTTACTCATTTTGGAAAGTCATAGTTTAAGAAGCAATCATCTTCACCATATCCGAGGAAGAAACCGCCCAGCATATCCTGAGAATGTGGATTAATTACATCTATGCCGTCGCCCGGATTTAGGTACAACGGGAATTTAGTGTCGTTTTCCAGCAGGTAATCGCGCAACCTTTGGGCGTAGTATTCCGCCTTGTGCTGATATTCCCGTTCAATTCGCGTCAACTGGTCTAAATCTACGCTGTTTGAGTTGTCGCTGCCCCTTGTCATGACGCTTTTATTCATCATTTTAAAGGTCATTGGCAGCATACTTTCAGTTACAATGTAGTGGTATAGGCAAGGCGCAATGTATTTGTTTACCAATGTGAGGTAATCACCTGCCAAACCAGCTCCATTTATGTCATCGCAAATCTTATCGTAAAGCCCTGAGCCTATTATATCCCTGATGTAAATATCCTGAGCCGTGCGCATAGCAGTTTGAAGGATTTTGCTGTCCACATTTTCATCAATGGGGGTGTTTTTCTTAACATCCTGCTCACTTACAAAAAAAGCAAAATTAGCCATTGTTGCGCCTCCTTACATATACCTGCTTCCATTCGTGCCTACAATGCGGCAAGTGTATTGCTGGTTCGCTATCCGGCACGGTGTACCAGCCACCCCTGCGCCTCCATACATCGTACCCCAAAATCGCAGTCATTTGCTCAATGTCCTGCCGGGTGTATAACCTATTCATTTTTTGCATCTCAATACAAAAGGGGCGTGATTGTGTTTTAAGTGGCAAAGCCTCGGGGCTTTTTTCGTACTTATACCTCAACTCAATTCGGGGTGTGCCTCCGCTATCGCTAATATCATTAATCCCGATGTCGGTAATTTTAATCGCGGTGTTCGTCCACTCGATTTTGCCAGCGTCTTGCAACACTCTTAAAATCTTAATTACTTCATCTTCGGCAATCCGTGAGGCGGTTGAAATTTCTTTGATACTTGCCTTTGGGTTATCATTAACTGCGCCCATGATTGCAAGTTCCTTTTCTGAAAGTTCAGCAAAGTTGAACTTCACCATTTCAAACTGACTTTCCGGCTGTCCAAATTGCGCGAACACTTTTAGGTCGTCATCGTGCCACTTTTCAAATTCGCAAACCTCTTTAAATTGCGCCTGAACTTGTACGGGCTGAAATCCTAACGCTTCTCTTGCTTCTTCACGGCTTACCAAACCAACCTGATACAAAGCAACATAATCAACCCCCAAATATTCGCTGTCTTGTGTACTAATCTGAACGCCCGGATATATGAAGTCGCAAACATATTCAAGCGAAGCGTCAAGTCTTGCTTGTCGGCTGTTTACATACGATTTATGAAATAACTCATAAGCCTCAATCAATTCGTTTCTTGCGCCCAGTTGCCCGTCTGATTTCTGCCCCATTAAGATAGGGGGAAAGTTGTGAGCCGTGAATATTTCGCTGTTTACGGTTTCATTGAGTTGCAGGAATTGTTTATCAATGTCGCTTGGCTGTATGTGGTTAACCTCGGCCGGGCGTTCGTTGCCGTCATTGAACTGAATGATTAAGCCCCCAGCGTTATCCGTTCCGGTGGTGCGGTCTTTAAACTTCCGTTCAAACTTACGAGCCTGCTCAGGTGTCGGTTCGCCTTTAAAAAGTTGCACCAGCGTTCCATTTGAAAACCCGTTGCGGATGTTGTTATTGTGAAAGTTGGCTATCTCAACATCAATTTCAATATATTGCAGCCCGTGAATGTAAGGTGGTAACGGATAAACACCCAGCCCTGCATCATATTCTCGGTAATAGTACAACTGAACGCTGAACGGCTCTGCTGTATCGGGGTTAAATCTGTCATAAGTCCTTACCTCATCTGCCTTGTATTTCTGCCAATCTTGCAGATAAAGGTAAGTCCGGTGGTCATTTGTGCGGATTTTCGAAAAATCTACATGGTAAAACTTTGCGATTTGCCCTAACTTGTTGTAGTGAACCTCAAAGCAGTACCCATTGAATATCTCGTAATCCAATGCCAACTTTGCTTTAAAATCATGCAGCCCTTCGTATGGGTTAACAAAGTCAATCAACTTCAAAGCCGCCTGATTACCCTCAATTACACACTCACTTCCAGCGGTAAACCTTGCTTTTTGCTTTACAATCGCCCCGTGCTTTGGGCTGCGCTTGTAGAATTCGAGTAATGTATCAGGAAAATCGTTCTTTTCCCCATAGGTAACGAAGCCCTTTTGCTTTTGTTCTTTGAACTTTGGCAGTTTAGACTCCGCAAATGTGATTTTTAGTAGTTCAAAACTCATCCGATGTGGTGCTGTTTTATGGTGGTGTTGACCTCATGGTCATTAAAATTCGTGTGTGATGTGCTTACTTCGGCAATACCCCGGTCAATTTCTTCGTTTGCCAAGTCCGGGTCTAAATTTGTGGGGCTGGTTTGTGCAAACAACCTCCAATAATGTGTGCCAATGGGCAGGGTTTTAGCCGCTGTGCTGCCCTCGGTAAATGTGAACTCTTGAAACCTTGCCGGGTGTGTGCTGCTGTCGGCTACAATAAACGCCTTTTGGTCATAGCTCACTTGGCTGTCAAAAACCAACAAATAAACGGGCGAGGTAATTGTTACCTTTTCCCGACCTGTGATTATGACTGAATTGCTTTGACCTTTGGTTATGTAGAGCATCAACCCTAAATGTACCCATTTTCAAAGTGTGCAAAAAAAAGGGGCGACCGAAGCCACCCCCTTGCAAATACTATGAACAA